TGCTGGTACGGCTGCGCAGGCGGGCGCTGACGGTTTCGCTGGCCTCATACTCGACCGTTTCCACACCAGCAAAGCCGCCGCCGTAGAACCACACCCGGGCGCCAGCGGCGTGGGCGGCCGGTACCGTATCGATACAACCACGGGCCAGCGTGGCCGTCAGCGCCTCGGCATCGATCGCATCCACCCGAAAAATCTCATCGTCAATCAGTGCGGCCGTGCCGACTTCCACCAGGTCGAGATCCGCCGCGCCGGTCAGGTTTACCGCCACGGCCACCTCACCGATCGGCATCTCGTCCACCAGCTCGGCGGTCGGGCAATAGTCGCCATCGGTGCCGGTTGTCCATTCGGTGGCGCCCGATGGTTGCGTCTGGAGCAAGAAGTTTTTGCCCAGGGGATTGGCTTTAAGGGCAAGCGCGGCCACCCAGGCGCCGGTGTCGTTCTCGGCGATATCTCGCACCACGCCCAGGGAATCCCGGTAGTTCAGCTCCACGACGCGCAGGGTGTCGATCGGCTCCGGAGTAATTTGCGGCGGCACATAGCCGGGCGGTTGCGCGGTCACGTAGCTGGTCGCGGGCAGGCCGAACACATCCTGGGCGGCGTCGATTTCGATGGGGCCCTGGCGCAGCTCGGAGTTGCGCACTTGGCCCACCCGCAGAATCATGTTCTCGATTCCGCGGCTCGGTACCGAGATGCGGAACACGGCGCCGGGCTGCAGCTGATAGCCGCGCCGGTCCATCCGCAACTTGAACCGCTTCACCCCGGTGCTGCGGGCCCGCAGCTCACGCTGCGCCACCCGGTAGGCCAGCTCGGCCGTGGGGATGCCGGTGTAGCTGAGCGTCTGGCTGCGCACGGCGCCGGCGCTCTGGATACCTGCGAGGTTTTGCACGCGCACCTGGCGATCTTCATTCGTGATGGGATCCCGATAGGTGACGATCACTTCGTTCACCGCCTCGGCGGGCGCGCTGGTGCCGTCCTCATCGATGGACACCAGACCGCTGTCGTAATCAAACAGTGGCAGGGTCTGTGGGTCGTAATCGTCCCGGATCAGGGCGATCTCCCAGCGGCCGGTAAAGTGGTCCAGGTACACACTGCCGCCCACGTGCTCCACCATCTCCTGGGTGAAGTCCTCCACCGAGCTGCTGCGGTTCCAGCGCAGGCAGAGGCCAAAGCTCTCGGCCACCAGCTGGTCCGCCGCCGCCTCAAACGAGGTGCCGACCATCTGGCGCGGGTTGCCCAGGCCCCAGTCCGGATCCGTCAGCGCTTGGTAGATGATGTGGATCGGGTTCATGGCGTGGATGTCGCCACCGGCCAGCTCGATCTTTGCCGCGAGCGGGTACCAGGGGTTGTCGCTGTCCCACCCGGCGGTGGTGCGACGCACCCGCAGGCTCCACGGCTTCGGGTAGGGGTTGAGGGAAGACACCAGGCCATCAAAGAACAGGGTCAACCGGCCACGGAATGCCGGCACCAGGCCGTCCAACATGGACGCCAACCTAGTGCTCACCGGTTGGGTCGGCTCGCCCATCATCACTTCCAGTGGGCCTTCCACACCGCCTTCGGCACTGTCGCCACCGAACAGCTCGCGGGCGTTGATCTGCACCGTCTGGTTGCCCGTCACGTTGCCCGTCCAGGCAGTGCGATCGGCCACTTTGATTTCCACCAGCGCATCCACGGGCCCACGGCACACACCCATGTGAATGCCCATCAAATAGTCGTAACCAATGGTCTGCTTGCTGCTACCGCCCACGTTTGGCCTCCATCATTTCGGCGTGCTCCACCAGGCGCAGCGCCAGGCCATCGCCGGTGGCGCGCAGTTGGCTGGCCGGGATACCCTCGCGCACAAAGGTGCGCCAGCTGATGCCGCGAGCGTTAAACCAGCGCCGGGCCCCACCGCTGCAATAACCCGGCTTGCCGGACAAGCCCGGTACCGAGCGCAAGTGCTCCAGGCGCACCATCACATCCGCCATCACTTCTTGCCCCCGCTCTTGATGGGCCGGGTGCGGAAGTTGCCCAGGCCCAGCACCATCCAGTCGGTCACCCACACATCGCCAAAAATCACACACTGGGGGGTGCCTTCATCCGGTACCGGGAAATCAAAATCACTGAGCGAGGCCGGTTTTGGCTTCTCCGGTTTGGGCGTGGTGACGTAGCTGATTGCGTAGGCCACCACCAGTTGCAGTACAAAATTCCAGACCATGGTTGCCTCCTAAAAGATGGGGTTGCCGTCGAACGGGCTGCGGCCCGGCAGGTGCGGCACACCGCCATAGTTCGCGGCGTTGTTAAAGCGGCTATCGCACACCTCAATGGTGCGCGGGCAGCCCGGGTAAGCGGTCACGGCCTGCCCCTGAACCAGCCCGGCCGTGCCGCCAAACATCACGGCCGTGGTGCCGGTATGGCTTTCGATCGTGCGCCGCTCCACCTCGGCATCACCCACGGGCCACTCAATAAAGCCGCCGGTAAAGTAGTCATCCGCAAAGCCGTTCAGCGCGGCCACTTCAATGCTCAGTCCGTTCAGGCCGGCAATGGTGCCCGGCACCTCAAACTGGGTTTTGTCCACACCGCAGCCCCGGCCATACAGCGCATAGGGGCAGTTGCGGCTCCAGCTCAAACGCAGGCCCGGTTGCGCCATGGCCGCCTGCATGGATTGGCAGGTGATCTTGCAGCGGTCCTCAGCCGTCCACTCCACGCCGTGGATCCGGCCCACCCAACTGACCAGGGGTTCTTCGTCCTGGTAGTGCACATCCCGCACAGTGAGGGTGATTTCGCGGCTGACGATCATGCCCCGGTACAACTGCGCCACGCCCAGGTCGTGCGGGCCGATGATCTCGAACGCATCGGCCTCGATGTCGCCGGTCTGGCGGGTGCCGTTGTCGGTAATGCTCGTGCTCACGTACAGCACACCAGCGTGCTCGATGTCCCGATCGGCCGTGCAGTAGGCCCAGCGGTCCTGCCCGCGCTCAAACAGATACAGGCGAATGGGCTGGCCATCGGCCAGGCTGGTTTCCCGTGCATCAAACGTCATCGTTCACCCCGCGAAACACCAGGCCGCAGCGGGCAATGGTGTTGGTTTCGTGTTCAATCTCCACGCCGTCATCGTCGAGCCGACACAACACCAGGTAGGAAATCATCCGCACCTGGTTCGGCGCGATCTGCTGGCCCAGGGAGCTGTCGATCTGAACCTGTTCGGTGTCATCGTCCTGCTCGGCGGCGCCGGTGATTTCCCGGTACCAGACGGTGCCGTCGAGCAGCTGGATGCGGATGTGCGATCGCTCCGGCCGGCCGTTCACAAAGCGGGCGTAGCCCACGTTGTCCACGCTCAATGTTGTGGCGCTTTCGGTGACGATCGCATTGATGGTCAGGTCGCTGGCGAATGTCGGTACCCACAGCGGTACCTGACGGCCGCGCAGGGCGTATAACAGGCGGCGCAGTTGGTCTTTCTCTTCCACGCCCTCGACCAGCCAGCGGTGCTCGCGCAGATCAAAGCCCCGGTCGGCGGTGTCCATTCGGCGCGGCGCGTTGCTGCCGTTGTCCAGCTCCAGGAGCAGGCGTGCAAAGCCGTGGGTCAGGTTGGTGCTCTCCTCCGGGTGCTGCTCGAGGACCGGATAGCCCTGGTACTCGGCGGCGGGCATTTCGGCGGGCCAATCGCACACATCCAGCAGCGTCCAGCTCACCTCAAATTCACTGGCCTGATCGTGGTAGCGGAGCAGCTCGGGTTGTTGCACCAGGTGGGCGCTGCGCACCGGGTAAATCTTGGTACCGCGACGCCAGGCGTTTTGCAGCGGGCGGGCGGTGTCCAGGCCGGTCGCGTCGATCACATCAATCTGCGCCACTTCCCAGGTGAAGGCATCGATGTACAGCATCACCAGGCCGCCCACCTCAAAGTCGTATCCGGCGGTGTCGCAAGGCACG